AAAAGGGCAGCCGACATTCGGCTGCCCTAGAGTGCTCTTGATAGAGTGACCTCGAAGGGTCTTGCTTATTCAATTCGTGCGTTTAGAGTACAACAGATTGCCCTAGATGTCAAGACGTTGGTTTTGCGTTGGTTTTACGCCATTCGACGATCGTCGCCTCCATTGCACGCACTGCAACCTCGGCACGTTCTGATGGCATCCGCACGATCACACGTGCATAACTGATGACCACACGTGCTAGATCAGGCGGGATGTCGCGCGGGAATATGGGTCGCACGCGCGGCTCACGCACGTCTTTCGATCTCCTGCTCGACGCGCTGCGTCGTGCGCGGGACGAAATCGCCATAACCTGATCGCCACACAATGTGGCGGCAGCGGCAATTGATCGTGTTTGCGGGTGAGCCGCGCGGATCACGCGGATACATCAGCTTCTCTCGCGGTGCACCCAACGTTGGTGCAACCTCGAAGTATTCACTGATCTTCACCCGCTGCCCATGCGCTTCGAGATGGCCGCTGCGAGTGCGATGATCCCCCGTAGCGATCCAGCCCTTCTCAATATCAGGCGCAGTCTCAGCAACCTGGATCATGCGTGCTTGTGTGCTGATTGAGTATACGCGCCCGACCTCGGTGCGGAAGATCGCTTCCGCGCGTGCTGAGATACCGGTGAGCTCACTCAGTCTGTCCTTCGCGCCGACGATCTCACTGATACGACGCTGCGCCTCGAACGGCGACATCAGGCCGAGCATCGATTGTGTAAGTGTGGCATTGATAGATGTGCGAACTTCCTCGGTGATCTTCGTGATGAGGTTGGCGCTGAAACCTTGCAGCACAGCAACTATAGCAGGATTCAAACGCGCCGGTGTCAGCGAGATACCTGACACCTTGAGCGGCTCATCCACTGTTCGCGCACCGAGTTCATATGCTGATGTTTGAATATCCGAGAATGCAACAGTGACCTGCTCGCGATACCGTTCCAGGATCGCATTGACCTGCTGCTGCAAACTCTCCAGGTTGCTTAGCCGCCAGCCTTCGGCTGTCAGCACGCGCTGATTGATCTCACGCAGTGCATCCTGCAACAAACGCACAGCGCGCCGCACAGCCTCATCTTCTAGGCGGTTGGCTTGTTTGGCGAGTGCATCGAGTGTGGCGATATAGTCGCCTTTGCTGCCGCGTTTCGGATCGTCAGCCATATCTGATGTCACGATTCCAGAATGATAATTTCCTCATCTTCTCTTTGTAGCCTCTCGATACGACGTCGCTCATCTCTCTTGATGATGGGACGGCTAGGAGCTGGAGGGGCAACAGAAACAGTCGCACTCCCAACTGCAAACGGATCGAATAGATTGCCGAAGTTTGTGATCTGCCGTCCGCGCGGTGCAGCCACATTGACTATGCCTCATCGATGACAGGCTTCAACCCTGCGCGTTTCCACCACGCGGCGAGACGCTGGCGCCAGCCTTCCATGTTCCATTTGCCGGGTCGGTCGCGGTAACCAGGCATGGTCGGAACACCTTGCATCCGTACCATGACCGGCTGTCCCGCAAAGAAACCGTGATCGACCTGTCCCATTGGCCCGAAGGCCTGACCCATCGATCCAATCGTTCGTCCGCGCGCCATTACACACCCGCCGTCAGTTCATCGATGGGCTGATTCGCGGCGTCCGTGGTGACTGTCTGACTCATGTGGAGCGTCACGCCATCGGTACGGTAGGTTTCCAGCGTGCCCGCATTGTCACGGATACGACTCACGGCTTTGAGGATTGCCGTCGCCAGTGAATGCAATGCTGCTGTGGCTTCGACCTGATCGATGTCCCGCTTCAGGAGCGCGTCGGCGATCTCTAGCGCGGCGTCCGCGGCCAGCGCCGCCGCATCGATCGCGTTCGCCGCGAAGGTCGCTGCGTCGATCGCACCATTCGCAATGGCTGCTGCGTCGATTGCCCCCGCCGCAAACGTTGCGGCGTCGATGGCTCCGTTGGCGATCGCGGCTGCATCGATGGCTCCGGCGGCGAAGGTTGCCGCGTCGATGGCGGCATTTGCAATAGCCGCCGCATCGATCGCACCTGCCGCGAACGTGGCTGCATCGATCGCGCCATTCGCAATAGCGGCAGCATCGATAGCACTGGCTGCAAACGCGGCAGCCGTGATCGCGCCCGCCTGGAATGAGCCAGTCTCGGCGCCTCCAGATGCATCGATGTCCATTCCACGCCCGCTGATATTCGGGAATGCCAGATCGACCAACTGTCGGGTTGCGGTATACATCACGTTCACCGCTGTTTTCGCGCCAGCCGTGCCGGTCTTCGTGATCACCGCCACGATGTCCGCATTCATCTCGGTGGCAGTGAGCGACAGTGTATACATTCCCGATGAAGTCGCGAGTTCACCTGCCTCATTGGTGCAGTCGGTGAATGTCCCGCCGTCCTTGCTCACCTCACTGTCGAGCGTCGCGGCGGCAGTCACCAGATCGCCATCCGCATCGTAGATCGGGAAGGTGACTATAAATGCAGCATTCTTCTTGGGTGGCCAGTCTGCCATTGTCTCATCTCCTGACTGTATGTGTTAGTGCTTAAGAGAGCCTCTTAATCGGTTCAACCAACTTGGCTTCTTCTCTTTCTCTAGCAGCTTCATCGCCATCTTGAGAATTTCTGCCTGCTGCACTTCAGGTGGCGGCGCCGAGGGTGGCACATGCACGCGACGCTGCCAATCAGCCGGATCGGTCTCCTCAATGCTGGTTATTAAGCTGGGCCGGATGTCCCTTATCGCCGTCACCTCGTTGGCCGCGTTGGCGATACGCGCCTGATCCGTGCCAGACCTCACATCGATCTCAAGCCGGAGCAAGACAGGCTCAGAATCGCCTGGCTCAGTCTCGATCACATCCAGTAGCCTGCCGATAAAATATCCCTTTCGCTGATGATAAATAGAGTAGACCTTGCCGACTTGCAGGTTCTTCGAAATGCTCATGTGATCCTCTCAATTCCACTTACCTGGCCTGTCTCCACGTCCCGGCGCAGTCGGCACACCCTGAGTACGGATCATTGCTGGCTGACCAACAGCTGGCGCAGCGGGCCGAATTGCAACAATGGCAGCGCCCCAGCCAGATGCTCCCGACGACTGGAATGTGCTTGGATTGTCACTTGTGGCGTTAAGATTCCGAGAACACATTGCACCAGAGACTGAGCCTCCCGCACTCGTTTCCGCGTACTCTCGATTATCCGCGTAATTCGTCGGATAGGTTGTGCCAGCTCCATTTCCATTGATCCCATACCAGGAAATCCACAACGTATCATCAGCGCCCCAAGATGGCGTTAGGTTTGGCGGATCGGGGGTTGTTGTGTCTCCCGATGCCGTTGCGTACTCAGGTATAGTCGTGCCATGCCAATCCGTGATCCGCCAACTGAATGCAACCGCCTTCTCGCTATCGCTCACAATAGTCATCGATGTTCCATCGGAGCCGTTGGCAATGCGATAACCAAACGAGATGGAGGCAGTCGCAGTACCGTTGTTTATTTTAGCTAATCTAGTCCAGGCAGGACTAGTCGGCCAGGTATGATCGCCTGTGCCATCACATGAAAAAAAGACCATGAGCAGATCACCAGACACAATGCCATCAGGCAGATCAATGACGTGACTCGTCTCAACGCCCGAATCTACGTGAGTTGTGCCTTTGGTGCTGACAACCGGGAAAGCCATTGTTATTCAGGCTCTTCTTTGACTTCCGTGATCAAACCTTGTCGATCACGGATCACTCGCTTCGTGACAGGCTTCTGTTCTGGCACTTCTACTGTCACAATTGGCGGCGGCTGTTGAGGTACGTTGATTGTATTGAGTATAACGGGTGGCGATTGTTCCGGCACAGTGATATTGATGACAGGTTGAACATCACTGGGTTGTGCTGCTTCATTGATTCGACTCAAAAGCTCAACCATCCTGGTGAGTTGAGCATTGCTCGATTGGTTGCTCGATTCAATGACGCGTTCTAATGCGTTGGCCAGATCGCCCACAGGCACTTCGACGTTCACGACCGGCGCAGGCAGATTGAGAGTCTTTGCAAGCGTCATCTCTGCGGGATTGAGAGACATATTGATAATCGGCGCAGGCAAGGATTCACTTGATCGTCTAGTATCCTGTGCCAATCGAATTGATTCAAGCTCGTGCATCAAAGCATAGAACTGCTGCATAGATAGCATGGAATTATCCTCAGTTGCTCGTCCTTCATCGAGATGTGTCACTCGCATCTCGATGATCTGCCCATCATTCCCTTTCGATTCTTGCCGCGCGCCTTGATTCATCACCGCCAGCAACGAAGATAGATCGGCGCTTGGCTGCTGTCCGTTGCCACCTGGCTGCGCTTTGTCCAGCGCATCAGCTAGGCCTGATGTGTCCGGGCCGGTTTGCAATGCCGCGACGACTTTATCGATCTCGATCTCGACACCGAGCAGCTCAGCCGCACGCGCTTCCAACTCGACGGCTGTCTGCAACGGTAGCAACTTCATCGAGTACAGACCTGTGACTGCTGTTGCCACTGCCGAGAACGTGGTTGCTGCTGCCACCGTATCGCGCGGACTGATCTCCGGCATCTGCACATCGAAGCAGTCGCGCGCAAGAACGCGCATCGGCAGACCGAGGCGATCTAGTTTCGGCTCACCGTTCTCATCCAGTATTTCAACTTCTTCCGGGATGCGCTTCGCCTCTACTGCACAATCAACTTGGTATTGTAGAATGCGAATCAGCAGCCGGCGTACCACGCCTTGCCGCGTCTCGAAACCGCGATAGGTTGGGCTGCCTTGTGCTGTGGCTGTTGCCAGATTTGCATCACCGCCTGAGCCGAGCATATAAACCGGCAGACGCGCGCCGCCCGCAAGGAAGTTTAGAATCGTGTCGTATAGTGATGACCAATCGGCAGCTTTGAGATCGGGATTGCGATCCGTGAGGACGATCGATTCGTTGTGTGCGAAGACGCGACCCGCTTGAGATGATGAGGCACGGAACTTCTTGTCTTGCTTATCCAATTCTTTCTCATCTGCTCCATTGACCAGCAAGTCCCACACGGTGTCCTTCAGCAGCGCCGCGTGTTCAAGAATGTCAAAGAAGAGTTGATCAGTGCGATCCAACCAATCGATGAGTGCAAGACCATCCGGCCGGCCGCGCATACCGATGCTCGTTTTGTTCACTTGCACAATGAAACATTGGCCATCATATGGCACGCCCTCGATCTCTGCACCGACGCGATCCTGATACATCATGCCACCGTGCGCTTCACTGACACGCCAAGCGCGACCGTAGCACGTCTCAGTGGCACGTGCATTCTCCCAACCCGAATCAAATTTATCTGTTTGACGATTCGCCTCGGCGATTCGCCAATGCCGTCGCGATCGTGTGATCACATCATCCGCTGCGTAGCTGTGACTCACTGCAAATTCAGTCGATTTGATGCCATGCAATCGTCCTGTTTCGGGATCGATGCAGATGACCTTGAGCAATCGCCCGCGCTGTTGTGGCTCGTTTGCTACAGCCTTGAGCTGAACAGCGACGATCTCTTCGCGGTTATCCGCATCCGTGATAATCCGATCGATCTCGGCAGAATCAATCGCACCGAGTCGGACTTGTCCATCACCTACAACACCATCCCAGCGTACGAATGCCTCGATGAATAACTCACCGTACAGCCCTAGATCACGCACGCGCTGCGCGCCTTTGCCTTCCCAGTCGTTCGTGTCGTCGTACCAGTGCGCGTCGAGAATGGCTTGCACCTCATCATTGTCGGCGGTGATGACTGGGCCATCACCCCACACATAATCTGTTCGCGTATTGGCAATCGCGTAGGCCAACGGGTTGGTAGCATATTGACGAGAGCTGCGTTCAATAGCCGCTTCCTGACTCGTCGGCGTTTCGTCTCGAATCGTAATGCGACTGCGATAGCCTCGGCGCTGATAGGTGATACCGCCCGCTGTCACGGGCGGCTCGTCTTCAGCATCTTGCATACCTGACCAGTAGGCAGCCTTCACGCGTTTCTCTGCATCAGTGCGGAGAGCTTTGATAGTGCGGTTGAGATGAGTGCGTGTAACTGTTTGCGTTTTACGTTTCACATCTATCCTCGCTGCCAACTGCTGCGCGATCGGGCTGCATGCACTCGACGCAGTTCTATATTCGTTCCTGATGCGGGCGCCGGATAACGCGCGAGCTTATTAAACGCGCGCGCAGCAGCTTCGATCTGATCGTCATGTTTGCCCGATGGAAAATCGCACGCTTCGGCGATGAATGCCGATGACCACGCGGCACGCTTCACTCGCACGTTGCCAGCCTGTGCTTGTGAGGCCAACGGTTGACACGCGATCTCTTTGCTGCCCGTCGTCGGTTCGGTGTTCACGGGGTAGCCCGCGAGTAATTGAATGAACGCGCGTGCCGCGTCTTTGCCTGATGCGCCTGGCTCTTGCTCACCCCAATAGACGATCGGGCCGTACAGTGCATCCTTCTCAGCCGTATGGCGAATGATCGCATCGCGTTCACCGGCAGCCCACTGTCCACGGAGCACGTCTTCGATGGTGATGATCCCGTTTGCATAAGCGACGAGCACGCCAGCCGTGAAGTCACCGCCCGCCTCAGTGGCTGCCTGATCCCACCAGCGCACACGCTGCGCTTGCGCCGGGACTGCATCGACCAATGGCAACCAGTGCTCTTTGAACATGCCACCTTCACGTGCGCTCGGCTGCTGCTGATACAGTGCGTGATAGTCGCGTCCGAGCGTCATGCGAAAGTCGGCCAATGCGGTCAGATCAAAACGCGCTGGACACAGCGGCTCACCAGTAGTGCGGCCGAGTGGATCACCCGGTTCTGCCTCAGCGGGTAAGCTGATGATTGTCCAATTCGATCCGTCGTCGCTATCGATAATCCGACCCGCGAGATCGTCCTGATGCCAACGGGTCATAATGAGAATAAATGCGCAGTCCGGCCCCTGCCGCGTATACAGATCGTTCGAATACCAATCCC